TTTATCATCCAAAACAATATCAGTTACTCTAGCAAAGATAATTTTATCACTTAATTCATTTATTGAATTTGAAAAGTTACTAGTAGTATCAACTCTATTATTTATTTCATTTAATCCCGCAAATCCTCTTTTAATCGCCATCCTTTTGTTCGAAATTAGTATTTAATTTATCTAATTCTTCCATTAATTGTTGTTTTTCTTCTTCTGTAATTCCCAATGAATCTTCACCTCCACTATTATTAAGTGCACGTTGTACTATAGTAGCCATTTTAATTAATTGTTCATCATTACGAACACCAATTTCCATATAATCTTTTATTAAAGGTACTATAAGAGTAGCATCACCTATGTCAGCTATTAAAGGTTTTAATTCTGAAATTAATCCTGTTATTTGTTTTTCTTTTTTCTTTTGGTTATCATATATCTCACTTAGTATATCGGAGAATTTTTTCTTACCAAAAATAAGGTTATCTAAATTACTCATAATGTTTTATGATAAATATTAACGAATAGAAAATTTAGAATTTAGCCCAACCATTTTCTAGATAAAAAACATATTGACTTTTAAATATAGCATGTAATTTATCTGCTATTTTTGTGATTTTAGGTGTTTTTACATCTACCATTTCACGAATATAGATATATAATGCTTTTTTATTAAATACTTCTATTGTTTCCCTCTTCCTAAATAATTCTAATATAGCATCAGCTATTTGAGCATCATTTTTCTTAGGAAATAATTCATAAATGTTTTCACTAGTATACTCAACAAATAAATTAATGTATTTATTTAAATCATCTTGTAATTTACCTGAGTCCATATCATAAGCATGGTGAGATCCATCTTTAGTTAGGATGTCTACTTCTACTTTTTTGATTTTTTTATTATAATTTTTGGTATTATATAATATTAACCAACGTTTTACAATAGTACCAAAATATGAATATGCTTTAGCTCCTTTAGTTGGGTCAAATAAATGAATTTTAGATAATAAAAAAGTTATTATTTCATGTTGTAAATGTTCTAAATTATCTACCTCAGTATGATAAAATTTAAAAGTATGAATAATATTTTCTGTTAACTTAAAAAACGCGTAATGGATTCGCGCTTCATATATTTTAGATCTAATTTCAGGATCAGGTGTATTATTGTATAATACAATAGCATCTTCTGTGTCTTGAGTAAAATAATTTCTACTCTTCTTTCTTCTTTTTCGTGGCATTAGCTGTTTTTGAATTCTGATATTCCATTTTGTAGTACCTTTATTTGTTCAAAAAACCAACCAATTTCATCATCACTCTTAAACATACCTTTCATGTCAATCTCATTAAGGCGTTTATCTGATGCTTCTATTTGTTTACTAAATTCTGTTACATAATTATCATATTTAACTATAAGATCTTCAGATTTTTCAACTTTACGTAATAAATTAAAAGTAGTATAACCTAAAATTAAGATTAATACTGATAATACTGAGATTATAATTATTGATGTTGTTGTCATATTACAAATTATCTAACATATTTTTTAACCCTGCACTTTTTATTGTATTTAATGCTTTTGATTTTGGGTTAGATTTCTTATTTGACGTTAATGTATAATTCTTTTTTGATGCCTCCACGTTATTTTTAGAAAACTTTGGAAGCCATTCTAATTCAAATTCAACCCTCGCAGCCATCATATCAGCTTGATGTAAAATATATGGTAAAGATGTACGAGGTTTTTGTTCTGGCATATATGTTTTTAAATACTTAACATTAGCATCATCATATAAACCATCATGAGTCTGGATAGCTATCATCTCATTAAATGTATATGTAATACCATGTTCTTGTAGCAAAAACAATCCTCTATCTGGTACAGCAGCAAATGCTAATTTTTTATTAAACATATAATCTTCACCTAATTTATCTTTTCTCCATTGATCTGTTTGAGGTATATAAGCTTCATGTTCTGAATCACCCATTTTACCTAAATCATGGTTAATAGCAGAGAATATAAGTTCTTCTTTTGTAAATGTAGATGTGTCCATTCCAAATTCTGCCCAAACATCATACATTTTTAAAGAGGCATCAACAACTCTATTTACATGGTCAACATATCCACCTGGAAATGCTGAATGGTATTCTTTTTTATGTGATGCTGGCATTAATATTATTCGTTCTTCATATTTTTTATAGAAGTCTAATAATTTTTGTTTACGATCGCCTGTAATATGTTCGCTGATGTTAGCGTTGAAAGTTCCCCAATTATATTGGATTTGTTCTGCTGTTAATTTCATAACCTTTTAATTTTTATTGTTCGTTATCTATGTAAGTTTCTATTTCTTTTACAAGTTCCTTACCTTTTTCTGTATTTTTGAAAAAATCCTCGTGAGAATGGTTCATTTTTACACACATTTCTAGTACTGTAAATTTGTCCTCTATTTGTTCTAATTTTTTAAGAATTAATTCCTTATTTCTGAGTGCCATATTAAATTATTTATTATTAATGTTTATTATTTTTCTATCCCCTGGGTACCTTTGTTTCAATTCCCTATTTTTTACTAAACCTGTACATCTAAGGTACATAGAATATTTAGGGAATCCAAATTATTTTGTAAATTTTTCTTGGATCTTATGAATGTGAGCACATCTTTCATACTCTTCGGTAGAGATGAAGTAATTTAAAAGAGTGTTTAGTGATTTTTTTATTAATTTTGGGTCAAAAGACAATATAACCTTAGTATGATTTTCATCTTCGGGGTTTATTTTTGATAAATAACTATAAGCTCTATTATATACCGTAAATTCAGATGCTTCTCTAGTAGATTCTATATTATAATTGGGATTTTCTTGTTTTAAAAACTTTTCTAACTTTTGGTGAAATATATAATGATTTTGGATTAATTTAACACACATTCCAACTTTAGTATATGGGTCATCCATATTTAAAGTAAATGTTTTTTGATTTTTTTCATCCTTTACATTATCATTAGTAAATAAACCAAAAATTTTATTTTTATCTATCATCTTTTTCCTCCTTGATATGCTACAGCATGTCCTTCAGTTATTAATAAATCATTTAAGTTTTGGTCACCAAAAAATATATTACCTAAACACCTTCCATATTTACCAACTCCTTGAGAATGTAATATAAACATATTATTATGTTTTTTAAACATTTCCATTACAAAATCTTTAGCAGCTAATCCCCTTGTTTTTTCTTCTAAATCTCTAGTACGAGTTTCTGGTGTGTTAATACCCACTAATCTAATTCTAATAAACTTCCAGGTATCAAATCCTAAATCAACAGTAGCATCAACAGTATCACCATCTACTACTCTATCTAATTTTGCGTTGTAAATATACATAATCTATTTTGATTATAAATATTACTCTTTATCTAATTCCGCTAATTCTTTTTCAATGCCTGCCTTCATTTCTTCTAATTTTACATATTCTGAAATGACATCTTGTTTTTCTGGGTTATCTGGGTGGAATCTCCAATATTCCTCCATTACTGTAATTGTTGCTACTAAATCATTTATTAATTCTGATTTTTTATGATTTTGTTCTTCTTTTAATTCTTTTTTAGTTTTACTCATTTTATTAAATTTAATTGATTTTTCTTTGTTAATTTCTCTAAATCTATCCTCTAATCTCATCCTATATAATTTTTCCCTATTAATTCTATTGTTTTTTTAGCCTCTTCTAATTCTATAGAAAAGAATTCTCTTTGGTTATTAACGCGATACTTTTTTAATGCATGGTGTACCTCACCTTCTACTCGTTCTCCGTTAAAACAACGGTAAGCCCATGCTACTTTGTATGGAAGTGGCACACCTGTTGCATTAGATAATTGTTTAGCTCTTTCATCTGGTGTAAGTTTTGTGTAGCCTATTTTTATTAAACCTGGTAATGTTTCATTTTCAAGAATGTAAACCCATTGGTCACCTTTACCTCTTTTTGCATATAAACTCCTTTTCCTAGCAGTATAATATGTAACATTTTCCCAACCTTCTTTACTTTTAGATGGGGTTAAAGTAAAATACTCAGCTGCTTCAAGACTTTTATCAGAATAGTTTTCTTTAAGAGGTATATACTCTCTAGCTTCTTTAGCACTTATTCTTCTCATTCTATTATAATATTAATTTCATCAAATACTTCAACTTTTTGACCCATATCAATATTAAATATAGTTTTTATATCAATTTTTAATGTATCCCCAACAATATCTTCTAATATTGTAAATTGTTGGCGTGGGTTATATGTGTATACTGTATTAGTAGTTATTCCATCTCCTATATTATAATAATATTCAGATGATATTAAAGGAACTCCATTAATAACATATGCAGGATTTAAATCATCTAACTGACCCATAACTGTAAAGTAAAATAATCCATTAAATTCAACATGCCAATATCCATTATCATCTAGATAGGCGTTAGGAGATACTAAAGTATCAATTTCATATAATGTATTACATTCACCATCTAAACATGGGTAAGGGAAATTATTATCATCAATAATTTCATTATTAATATTAGGCTCTAAATCATCTAATAAGTACTCCTTCTCACAAGAGAAAAGAGTACCTATTAATAATAATAATAAAAACTTATTATGCTGCATATTCATCC